ATAATGATGGCTGTGCGGCCGTGCTGATTAAAATTTAATGGAGTATTATGTTTGACGAATGCGAGAAAGCGCGTTATTTTGGGATTGTCGATTTAATTTACAATTATTAACAAAAGGAATATGAAAATGAACACGGCAGAATATCCGGCGCTTGGCGCAAAAGTAAAATACATTCGTACAACGGATGAGGGAAAAATCTTAGATGGCGTGGGTCACGTTCAAGCGATTTTTCTTGATCCTAATAAACGGATCATGGCGCAAGTCAAAGACATTCCAATCGCTAAGGATGTTGAAAGCCAAGTTTACAATATTGATTTTTATGGCATCAATCCGAATGATCAAGTCAAGAAAGAATATGGTAAACTGATTAAAGACATTCAAGCGACAACGCTTGAGGGCAATAAGTTGGCCAAAGAGGTTGTTGACCAATACAATGAGAAAGTCGAACAACAATACAGCTCATTGCTCGGCGCTCCTGTTGAGTTTGAATAGGATTTAAAACACTAATGACGCGCAAGCCAGCCAAAATCAAAACCATAAGGCCACAACATAAGCTTTTTGCGGATGAGTGGCTGGCTTGTCAAAATGGTTCAAAGTCTGCAATAGCGGCGGGATACTCAAAAAAGACAGCAAGGCAAAAGGCTGTTGAGCTTTTAAAGCATCCTCTGATAAAGCAATACATCAAAGAACAAAGCGCAAAGCGTTCTATGAGGCTTAAGGTAACGGCTGATCGCGTGCTTGAAGAAATATCGCGTATGGCGTTTGGTGACAAAACCAAGATTTTAGAGAAGATTAAAGCTAACCTTGATGATGGCCTTGATATTTTTGATGGCCTATCAAGTGATGAGCGCGCCTGTATTGAAGGGATAAAGCCCACGGATTACGGTACAGAGGTTAAATTTCATAGCAAAGAGAAGGCGATCGAGATGCTGGCTAAACATTTGAAGTTGTTTAGCGATGGCGCGGACTTCAATGTAGTGTTTCAACAGATGGGTAATGTTATGCTTGAGCATACGGGCGCAAATGGTGAGACAGAAACGCTTGAATTTGATATAGGATCGCCACCGGATGAATAAATATGAATGATTTAGTAGCGACAAGCGCCCTTACGCCTTCTTTGGTTGTGCCGGATATACTTAAAATACCGCCAAAGCTTGAGCCTATGATACGCCGGCTAAATGAATACATGATATGTTTGCTTGATGGTGGCCGTGGATCGGGTAAATCTCACAGTGTTGGCCGCTTTTTGCTGTTTCTTGGTGAAAAACGCAAGCTTCGGATCGTGTGTGGCCGTGAAATTCAAGCCAATATTGAGGAGAGCGTCTATCAATTGCTTGTTGATCTGATTGATTTGTATGATTTGGCGTATGATGTTCAAGCCAAAAAGATTACACATAAGAAATCTGGCACTGTATTTAAGTTTAAAGGCTTCCGCGAGCATGGGCGCGTGTCGATCAAAGGGCTTGAGGGTGTTGATATTCTGTGGATTGATGAGGCTCAATCAATCGCCAAATCAACGCTTGATATCATCATGCCTACGATGCGCAAGGAAAAAGTGAAGGTGTTCTTCACCATGAACCGCTTTTTACGTGAAGATGCAGTGCCGGCGTATTGTGTTGGTAGACCAGAAGCGCTTCACATAAAGATTAATTTTGTTGATAATCCCTACTGTCCTCTTGTTTTGAAGATACAGGCAGAGGATTGTCGGCGTAGATCAGAGCGTGATTATCGTCATATATGGCTTGGTGAACCAATCGCAAGCGCCAGTGATTATCTATTTAACTTTGATAAGCTCCATGAAAGCTTAAAGGTTAAGCCGTTTGGCGATTTGTATTACAATCATCGTGTGCTTGGAATTGACTTTGCGGCTCAAGGTGATGATTTATGCGTGGGTACGATCCTTGATCGTAAATCTAACCAACATTGGGATTTAACAGAACGTATGCCGTGGGATGAAAGCGACACAATGGTGAGTGTAGGCAAGATAGTGGCGATGATTGGCGAATACAAGCCAGATGTTTCCGTATTGGATATCGGTGGAATGGGTAAGGTTGTTTATGATCGCTTGACTGAAGTGGGTGTTGACATTATTCCCTTTGATGGCGGATCAACGGATGGCATTGATAAAGCAGCATATGGCAACTGGCGCGCTCAAGGTTATTATGAGCTTGTGGATTGGTTTGATAGTAAATTCTTGTGCATCGGTGAAAAAGACAAAGAAGTTATTGAGCAAGCTGAACATATCAAGATGAAATACCGCTCCAACGGTGTGCGGCTCATCCAAAGTAAGATTGATATGAAAAAAGCCCCGCCGGTTGGGTGTGGTTTCTCGCCGGATGATCTTGATAGCCTTATGATGGCGGTGCATGGTGCTATCCATCACCTTGGAAAACCGTCAAACAGCGCGACAGGATCGAATGCAAGTGATAGGGTTAAGCGTAAATCAAATGGGCACAGGCAAAAAAGAAAGAGGTAAGCTATGAAAATCACCACAAGAGAGTTAAGGCACAGCGATAAAGAGCCGTTTTTACAGGTGGCGCAGACATTTTTTAACGAGAGCTATCATAAAAACGATAGTATTCGCCTTGATAAATTCTGGAAATTACTGTCCAACACGCTCAAATATAGTAATGTTTCTATCCCTTGCGCCTTTGTTGATGGTGAGATTGTCGGTTATGCCATAATAAACTACAATACAGAGTTTAAAGACGAGCGAGAGGGTGAATTATCAAAGTTTTACATCATGCCGCAATATCGCGCATCCGGTGTTAGTCGTCATCTTGCTCAAGTGGTCGTAAATGTCTTTGATGAGTGGGGCTGTGCTGATAGCCATTTATGGGCGGCTCCTCAATTGGAAGGATCGGATCATAATATTAATCTTTTCAAAAACCTTTGGACAAGGTATGGTTATAAAGAAACCGGTGTAATCATGACCAGAAAAAAGGATTAGAATAATGGGAGGAGATTTACTTGGCGGCCTTATTGGCACTTTACTTGGCGGGGGCGATGAGCCTAAAGCTAAAGCATCAACAAGCGCGGCGGATAGCATCGAAGCGGATAGCCGTAAGGCTACAAAATCACGCGCGGCGCTCTTTGAAACCGAAGGCGGCGCGGCTGGCGAAGAACTTGACAGCACAGGCGTTAAAAAGCGCTCCACATTGCTAGGAAATTAAGAATATGGCAAGAATACCAACATGCAAACAAGGTAATTACAGGGCTTGTGATGGCTGTGGCGATCCTATGATTGGTATTTTAAAGGCTAGTGGCGATAAAGCCCCGCGCTTTTGCTATGATTACTGTAAAGAGCAATGGCAGAATAAGGATACGAAAGCGGCATGAGCAAAGACTTACAAAATATAAAAACCATGTATGATAATCTCAAGACCGAATGGCGTAAAAAAAAGCCGGATTGGGAGGATGTCGCGGCTTATGTCGGTATTTCTGTTGATATGAATTACTTTGACAACAAAGGCCACACTAATAAAGGCCGTGATGTTGATGAGTATATTGATGACCCAACGGCCGCGCTGTCTGTTAATCAGGCTGGCGATTATCTTATGGGCATAATGTGGGGTACTGGCGAAGATGCTTTTGAGATCGTGCCATCGCGTTACGTCACAGATTTAGTTGATGAGGCTGTTGTTTCTGATTGGTACGAATTTGCTACAGATCAAGCGCTATATCATATTAACCATCCTAATGCTGGGTTCTCCACTGCATTACAGCCCTATGTCTATGACCAATTCTCATTTGGCACGTCAGGTATAGGCATCTTTAAAAACAAAGCATTCGAAAACGCTATTGAGGACAATGCTTTGATATTCCGCAATTATGGTGTAGATAACACCATGATCAATGAGGGTAAAAGTGGACAACCTGAAATTGTCGCGGCTGTTTACAATTGGCAATGTAACCGCATCGTTGGTGAGTTTTGCAAATCAGAAGGCTCGATTGATAAGGAAAAACTAAAGAAATTACCTAAAGAAATCCAAGACGCTTGGAAGACCAAGGACATCAATAAAGAATTTCAGATTGTCAATATGATATTTCCGCGTGAGGATTTTGACCCGAAGCTTAAAGGTAAGCGCGGCACACGCTATCGCGGTGTATGGTTTATGGATAATAACAATGATGCCGGCATTTTCTTTGAAGAGGATTTTCTTGAGCGTCCGATATCTATGGCGCGCGCTGTCAAGGTTCGCGGTGAGACATATGGCCGCGCATCCGGTACAATGCTTATCAGTACGATTAAATCAGTAAACTTTATGGTAAGCACAGCCATTGAAGTGGTTGAAAAGTTGTCTCGTCCATCGCTTGGGGTTCTCAATAACGCCATCTTTGGTGATAGTGTGCTTGATACATCGCCCGATGGCCTTACGGTTTTCAATACAAATGCCGCCGGTAAGGGTGGAAACCCAACATTTCCCATCTATGATGTTGGTGATCCGTCCGCAATCCTTGAATTTTTAGTGCCATACTTGAATGAAAAGATAACAACAGCTTTTAAGATTGATGCTTTGCTGGATTTCAACAGTGCCAAAGACATGACAGCAACGGAAAGCCTTCAACGCTACGCGATCCGTGGTAAGTCACTTGCTGGCTTCCTTCTTCAACAGAAAAATGAGCAACTTGTGCCAAACTCAAAGCGCGCAATATCGCTATTGCTTGCCATGGGCGAGCTTGGCGCTCATCCACTTGATGCACCTGATCTGGCTAAAAAGTTGCGTGAAAACAAGCGCAATGAGCGCATCATTCCGGAAGAGGTTATTGAGGTCATTGAGAGTGGCCGCCCTTGGTATGAGCTTAGATTTAACAATGAGCTTGAAAAACTAACACGCACGCAGGCAATTGAGAGCATGATCCAGCTCATCAACTCAATTACCGGCATTGCGGCGCTTAATCTGGACATCATTGAAGCTGTTAATTGGTACAAATTACTCAAGGACATCAACGATAATTTGGATTACAATTCTCAATTGCTCATTTCAGAGGATGAGTTTAGGGAAAAGATAGCGGCGAAAGCCGCGCAGGCCGCGCAAATGCAACAGGCTCAAATGGGATTGGCCGGAGCTGGCGCGCAAAAAGATTTAGCACAGGCAGATAAAGCGAAGAGTGAGGCGAGAAATGTCACAGGGTAAAGATGTTGATATCAAAGGCACAGCAGAAAAGATGCTTGCCAATAAAAAAGAACGTGAACGCCTTGAGGCGGTTGCGATTGAAAATCAAGAAGAATACAAGAGGGCGCTTAATATCATTGCCGGATCGGACAATGGTATCATCGTTTTTAAAACACTAATCAAGGCATGCGGTGTCTTTAAATCCACAAAGGGTTTGGATGGCATGCAATTGGTAGAAGCGAATGCGCTCAAGAATTTATATCTTGAGCTATTTCGTCCTTATTTGACCCCAGAACTAAAACAGGAGCTAGAAATATAAAATGACAGAAGCAACTCAAGCGGATACCGCACCGGCTACTGCCGATACTGCGCCCGCCGGTGAAGGAGCTAACAACACAGCAAATCCACAGGCACAAACGGCGCAAGATACGGCAACGGACACCGGAAAGCAGCGCACATCGTTATCAAACGATGAGAACCCCAACGTTTCAAATGATGATCCGAACACTGCGAATGCGGAAACTCCCGCCGGCGATAGTGATTTTGCGTTACCAGATGAATACAAAGAAAAATCTTGGGCCAATAAAATCAAATCTCAAGATGATCTTTACAGGCAACTGGATAATCTTTCCGGCCTTGTTGGTAAAAAAACCATTTTGCCAATTGATTATGAAAGTGCAACGCCAGAAGAAATTACAGAGCATCACAAAGCCTTAGCACCTGAAAAGGGTTTGGAGGCTTACGGTTTTAAGGATATCAATGACCCTTTGTCTAAAGCAACTGGCGAGGCTTTTTTACAAAGCGGCATCACAGAGCATCAAGGTAAGGCCGTTCTTGATGTCGTGCGTGAAGCTATGGGCGCTCAAGTTGCTGATGATACTAGTGAGGATGGTTACTTTACCTTGGCAAAGGAAAGCTTTGGCGATGATCACGAAACGAGCATCAAGCAAGCTGAAACACTTTTGAAAGCGAATGCCAGCGAAGAGGATAAAAAATTCTTTGATAGCATCGACAATAAAGCGCGTATCGCTTTGGATCGCACTGTCAATAACGTTGCAAAATCTTATGAGGCGCGCATTCAAGCAATTCTCAAAGAGCATGGTGTTAAAGAGAGCGGCGCTCAAACAGATGGCAATGCGGGATCGCCGGCGACTGATGTTAAGGATGTCCGCTCCGATCTGCGTAAGCAGATTGCTGAAATGTCTAAGGGTGATAAACCCTACACGGCACAAGACAAGCAAGCGCTCATCGACAATCTCAATTCAACGTATAAGTAAAATGCGGTAAACCGCAGTAAACTTGTTGTAACTTTTAAGGAATAAATATTATGTCTAAACAAAAAGCACTAAAAATCACTATCGAAGGATCATATAAAACGCACGACAATGAGGTTATCGACATCGATAATCTCACTGGATATGTGCCAAACATTGATGAGGAAATTGCGACAATGCACGTTCGTGGTCGTTACTGGCCTCAATGGGTTAAGGCCGCCACCAAGAAAGATGGTGAAAAGCTTTATAACCGCCGCATTGAGACTGATCATCAAATTTTCATCAACGATATCCAAGAGGTTGAGCATGACTTTTCTTACGTTGGTAAAAACATCAAAGAAATGAGCTATGAGGAATTGCAGGATTTGGCTACAGCTAAAGATTTGCGCGTCATTCCTTTACCTAAAGAGCTTTCCGGTGTGTCTTTGCGCCAGATGCGTGAAACGGCTTACATCGCTTATTCCGAAAATATTTTAGGTGTTGATCCTAAGTCTTTGGAAAACGATAAGCGTATG